TTTGTATTAAATTCAGTTGAATTATTAGCAATATATGGCGAGTCATACGTATTTCCATAAATATCTTGAATAGATTGCTTTTGGTTATACAGTTTACAACGAGCTTTTAAATAGGCTTTATTATCACTATAATATGATTTACTTAACAGAGTAACTGCGGATTTAATGACATTATTTTCAGGAGTACAGCATATAGTTTTTGTAGTATAAATTCCTGTTTGAATTTGATAACTTCCAGGAACACCAATTGGTCCGATTTGAATAGCACCATTATTTTGAATTTTGTTATTAGTTGTTCCAGGGGCTACGCCAATTGAAGCAGATGGTTTAATACTCCTACTGTTAGATTGTAAAAATTTGTTATCAAATGTGATGTATAAATTACCACTTCCGTCACATGAACAATCATTTCCTCCGGTATATCCCCTAAATACAGTCCCTCCGGGTCTATCCACTACACTTATAGAAGCAGAACTTCTTCCACTTTGCCTACCTGGTCCATTTACACTGAGTTGTCTTCTCCAATGTTTCATAGGGTATGGTCTTGCGAAAGGACCTGCGTATTTTAGAGCATTCTTGTAATTAGCATCAGCACTTGTTTGTGGTGAATGTCCCAAATTAGTGTTGGGTCTCGTTAATCCACCCATAACTCCTACTGATGTTGCCGACATACCGTTATTAGAAGTACCTTTTAAATCAACGATAGGTTGTCGTGACGATATTAAATTATTTGAATAATTAAAATTAGTGGGTTTAGACATTTTAATATATATAGTAAAGCAAGAAAAATAACTAGCAATAAAATAACATATTTTACTGTAATTAGAAATAAAATACCAATAATATATAAAATACGATGGTTTACATATATTCCATAACTATATTTTTTACATTACTAATAGCATTCTCATTTATTCGTAATCTTACTAAACAATCTATAATTGAAGGGGCAACTGGAACATATCAACCATACGCAGAAGACCCGCTTATTTTAGCAAAGAAAAATGCGGCTAATATAGAAGTATTAAAGCAAAAGGTGGATGACATATCTGGTATATCGAATCAAGTAAAGACGAATACAGATACAATTGATAAAAATACAAAAACTATAAAAAGTTTGTTAGCATCAATGTCGCCTTCATCAAATGCCGCCTCTCAAAAAAACCAAGCCTTAGTCGATAAAGACCCTAAAACATTTAACATGTAAATATTAACTATCCTATTAGGCATTTACAATACTTTATTTTATATGTAATATTATATATAGTATAATGTCAACTGGAAATTTTTTTGAAGAAGTTTTAGATGATGCCAAAGGTGTTGAACAAAGAATATTAGGGCCTGATTATCAATATTGGAAGCAAATTAAATCGCCTGACCAAATGGGAATGAGCACGAACGGTTCTATATCAACGATTGCTGCTGATGTAGGTGGATTAATAAATTATGTGGAATTATTAGTTACCGGCAAAGGTGGTGCATCATCTACAGGTAATCCACTCGGAAACAAATTTTTTTTAAAGACCGCTGCTACATGTAAGGATAAAAATTCAAAAAAAATAGTAGACCGTTATGTCTATATAAATAATGTTCCGAATGGTTCCATTCCGTTTATTAGTAGTGGAATGAATATGAATTTTGGTGAATTTGAGGGGTTGGTTCCAGGAACTTTAAGTAACGTGGCTGCCCTAAATCCAATGCTAATATTTCAATCATTTATGGCTGGTTCTCAACCAGAATGCGAGGAAATAACATTAGAAACAATTGATGTAAACAATAATAAGGGTACTGAAACAAGACATGTTACAACAACAGACTTGAAAAATATGAATTCGTGTGATTTTAAACCAACTCATAATGGAAATCCAATTACTGGAGAGGCGTGTCGTGAAGCGTTTTCAAATAAAATACCGTCTAATGTGCCAGACGATTTCTTGGTGAAACTGTTTTATGCGTCGACTGGCGTCCTAGGTATATATCTATTGATTAGTGTCATGAAAAGAATAAAGGAGAGAAACTAATAATTTTAAAGTTTCAACAAAGAGATAGATAGTTTTATTTAGTTATTTATTTGCGCTTTAGCAATTTATACTGTTTATAATTATTCCTCCTTGTCTTTCGTTGCTTCCTTGTACTAGGTTGTCTTTTTGTGGATTTGTGTTTTCTAGTTTTTTTGCCTCCTTTTCTGGGTATACGGTTTTTAGTCATTTCTCGTTTTATTAACAACGATTTTTCATCTGACTCTAATTTATCCCATCGCGATCCGTATTTTTTTTGTACGTGGGTACTAAAGTATTTTAATAAATCCGGGTCCTCTTCCATCATTTCAACTAACTGGGCGTGGACTAGTGGGTCATTCATAGCTCTTTCTCTTAGTTGCGCCATTCGTTTACTATCATTTCCATCTTCAATTCTACGTCTTGAGTAAGACATTCTATTATATACTTAGATATTTGTAAATGAGCAAATATCCATACATTTATTCATTTATACCAGGAAACCAGGAAACCAGGAAAAGTAGTAATTTATGTGTTTATTTTCGTCCACGTCTTGAGTGTGATTTTCCACTTCGTCTGTGTTTAGAACCACGTTTACCTTTGCGTCCTTTATGCGTTTTTACAGACTTTCTTTTCTTTGACTTTCCGCCCTTCATAGATTTTGTATGTCTTCTTCTTCTACGTCCACCCATAGTTTGCGATGGAGCAGCAGGTGCTTCGGCATTATCATTAAACATACCCTTGAAACCAGACCAAGCATTCCCAATATGGTCTGTTACTGATTTTTTCTCTGGTTGTTGAGGTTGAGGAGAAGAATCCATAATTATGTTATATAATACTTGTAGAAAATATTATATAATATTTAAAAATAATCGCGGATGTTTTACTTCAACATTTATGTTATTTAAAGTTTAACGCGCTTGTAAAGCTCTAATGCTGCTAAACCACCAGCAACTTGAGCAAGTATATAGGGAAGCAAATCGTTTTTAGGTAATTTACCGGCTGCAACCATCATAACAGATACGGCGGGATTGAAGTTTCCACCAGAAATAGCACCACCGACCAAAATGGCAATCGCCAAAGCCGCACCAATTGCTAACGCGTTTCCAGTGGCAAGAATCACATATAGAAAGAACAAGGTTCCTAAAAATTCGACTAAATACTTATTCATCATTTTATATAATTTAGATATAAAAAAAATTACGCAAATATCTGTCTATTTCCCGTTCCAGTCAAGGAAGAACCACCGCCTGATTTAAATGGATTCGCTAAAGCCCCCTTCTTTTTAGGGGCAACTGTCCCTCCTCCTCTAACACGCGCTAAAGCACTATTACGGTAGGAATCTTGCTTTTGAGCTTGTCCTTGAAAAGAAACAGTTGATTTCAATGTGGAACCTTTTCCAATAGCGTTTAGTTTTTTCAGTGCTATATGTTGCGATGAATCGTAATGACCTGACAACAGAGTTCCTCCACCAGAATCTTTTACATACGCTTTTCTAGCATTGGAGAACATAGAATCACCCGCTGAAGGAGAAAATTTCTGAGGCATACCCATCTTAGCATTTATAATCGCATTATTACCTCTATTTTTCAAAAGAATGCCTTGGTCAACCGGACCTGTATAGCGATATGTAAATTGAAGATTTGACATATTATATATATTAGTTGTATATATAAAATATTTACAGATGTTAATGCTTTTGATTATTGTTTAATGACGTACCTTCATTAAAGGTGTAAAAGCACCATTGTTAGAACCACCAAAGTTCCAGTCGTTATAGTTTCTATTTTCTGCTTGCTGTCTTTTAAATTTAACGTAATCAGACCCATCATAAACCCATTTAACGTTAGTAGTCGCACTAGGGACACCGGTTCCATCTGGTTTGGCAAAAATATTTCCGCCTAAAAATCTAGCTGTAGCATTGGAGGCTAACTTAATTCTTCCAGTATTTACTTGGTTAGATCCTCCAGATGTATAAGCTACACGATTTAATAAATCGCCAGCATTATTTACAGCGCGAAATGGCGTAATGGCTACTTTATGACCATTTACTACACCTGATGCTGCTTGTCCATTCCACGCTTGGCGAAGAGTAAATCTCATTCTTTCACGAATTGAACCTCCAATCATTCCAGTTCCTGAATTGCTATTCGCACCTCCACCTAATATTCTTAATGATATACCAGGTCTTCCAGCATCAACATATCCACTATTATCATTTTGATTTCCACAAGGCATTATATATATATCTGTCATATAAAAAAATGTTCAATATTGCTAAAACTGTAGAATTGAATGAGAACCAAATATAAATTGTAATACTAAAGATATAATGGCGGAATTTATTATCATATATAATATTTCTTTCGTCGTGTTTCCGACTATTTATGTCATTATTCTGGGAGCAATATTCATTGTTTGTAATTCCTGAAACAATAACTTACACGCATATGGGATTTCGACATAATTAAAATCTACGCGATTATCACATGTTTTACAAATATGAATGTTCATGTTATTATTATATGCCGCAATCATACCGCACCTCTTACATACATTTACTTGGTATTTGTCTGACGCATCGTACAATCTTCCTCTTGTAAATCTAGAAGCGCCATGTGAAACCATACAATCGCGTTCCATCTCTCCGAACCTCAGACCCCCGTCACGGCTTCTACCTTCAGCAGGCTGTCTAGTTAGATTCACCATTGGACCAATAGAACGACTATGTTGTTTATCACTAACCATGTGCTTCAATCTTTGATAAAATACAGGACCCATAAATATACTTGTTTCTATTTGTTGTCCGGTTAATCCATTATACATGAGCTCATTTCCACAGCTTTCATAACCAACCTTTAATAGCTCTTTACGAATAAAATCTATAGATAGATCTCCGAATGATGTACCATCTCCAAATAATCCTAATTCAACCAATACCTTGCCCAATAAAGTTTCTTTCAATTGTCCGATAGTCATGCGTGATGGAATAGCATGTGGGTTAATAATAATATCTGGTTTAACTCCTGCCGATGTAAATGGCATATCGCATTCTGGAATAATATTTCCAATCGTTCCTTTTTGTCCATGACGACTACTAAACTTATCACCAATGACAGGACGTCTAACCGTTCTTACACGAACTTTACAGAAACTATACCCGTCACCATTTCTATCAATGAAATTTTTATCAATATAGGATTCTTCGTTTGTTCGGTATGTTCTGCTCAAGTCTTCGTACTTAATAACCTTGGTATGATCATTCCTATTTTCTTTAATGGGAACCACCTTGGAAATAATGACATCATTGTTTTCTAATAATGTGTTTTCAGGGATAACTCCTTTGTTTGTTACCTTACTATAATTACCGTACTTCATACCTTTGGTTTTATTGGGGTCAGGCTTACACCGAATTTCTTCGTCCCCGTTAATTTTTTTATCCTCGTCTTTTTCTGTATGATAAATCGTTGCTTGGAATAAACCTCTATCAATAGAACCTTGGTTAAATAATAAACTATCCTCCTGATTATAACCACTATGCGTCATAATGGCTACAATTACCGGCGTGCCAGCTGGAATTTTATCTAATTTTACCATACTCATTAATCGAGTATCTACAAGTGGTCTAGCCGGATATGTTAATACATAAGCCGTCTTGTCCATACGATTGTCATAATTCGTAACATAAACACCCATCGCTTGTTTACCCATAGCAGATTGGTATGTATTTCTAGGACTTTGATTATGATCAGGAAATGGAATACACGATGCCAAAATGCCGAATATTGTACTAGGGTGAATTTCACAATGTGTATACTTGTATATAAACTGACTTGATTTATATAATTCCTTTGGTTTTATGGCAATCATACTGAAACTTTGCTCTTCTGGATCAATGTATTCAATTACAGACTCGTCTATTTTACAATTTGTTAACAAATCATTCCAGTCTAATTCACCCGTCTTAATTCTCTCAACAATTTCTGTTTTCAAAACAACATTATTATTTTTCACTTTAAGCACTGGACGAATTAATCTACCAGCGTCGGTACAAATTCGTATTTCACGATTCTTGTAGTCAAATATGAGAGATGTATATACATTAATCGTACCATTGTACTTTTTGTCTTGAAATGTAGTATACAATGTATTTGGATCGTCACTTATACCAATCCAAGCACCATTTACAAATATCTTTACGTTTGTATGAAGTTGTTCAATTGTGGCATTCTCTAAGGTTGTAATATATGGCAATATATAGTCGTGAATTGGGCCACTATTGTATGGTATAGTTATATGACACATGTAACTTAAATTCTTTACTACACCTACGCTAGCACCTTCAGGTGTTTCTGCTGGACATAAAAATCCCCAGGAAGTATTATGTAATTTACGTGGAGGAATTAATTTTCCACTCTTATCAATGGGTGTATTGATACGACGCAAATGACTTAAACTGGAAATATATGTCAGCCTATTCAATACTTGGGCTACACCTACCTTGTTACTGTTTATGTTTTTTATACCAAAATCACCCGTAGATAATGCTCGTTTGAGTCCATTTTCAATCGTAGTCGACTTGACGATTTTATATATATTGGTCGTATTTACAATATTCAAATAATCTTCGGTAGAACGCCACGAACCAGTGTTTATCTCGCGCACAATTTGTTTTTGCATATCTTTTACTAATTTATTGAAATAATTGCGATATAAATTGTTCAACAATGTTCCGGTTAAATCGATGCGTTTATTTAAATACGAGTCTCTGTCATCCGGCTGGATCCATTCAAAACTACATCTAAGTAGCTTATTTGTCATGTATCCAAGCATGTATATTTTTTGAATCTCATTATGGCAATGAGGAAACAAATCATTGTTTAAAATATCCATGGTAAATTCACGCTTCTTCTTTATGCCAGATTCCTTGTCCATGTTAATGGGTGTAAACATGGCATGTCCCATCAAATATTTGATAGCGTCTGCTTGTGTCATGATATCATTTGCCTCTACAATGCTTCCTTGAAGACCAAACTTCATTTTTTTATATTTATTTTCTTCCATATTCAAAATAATCTTTTCGCAAATATCTTTGTCGGTTAATACACCTAATGCGCGAAATACAATAAACAGAGGCACCGGATTCTTTAATCGTGGGAGTTGAATGTAAATACATGATCCGAAACCAGTAATTTTACTTGTAATCATCATACTAATCTGCTTTGGACTAATACATTTAAAATCAGGAACCGATTTTATTTCAGCCAACCAACTCCATTTATTGTTATTTTTACTTACATTAAAACAATACACGCGATTTTCGGCAGCACGTTCTTGACCCAATACAATTTTTTCAGAACCATTGATAATAAAATAACCACCCGCATCATATTTACATTCACCTGTTTGCTCATTGTCGAAATGTTTATATTGACTTAAAATACATATATTTGATTTTAACATAATGGGG